TCAAGCAGCGACTTAGCCATCCACGCTATGCCAAGTTGCAGCAGGTTTATGGACCATCTGGTGGTTGGAAAGAAGACTCTGACACCTGGAAAACCGATACGGTCTACCTAGGTCAAGAAGCCCGTGACTCATCCGAAAAGGACCCTACGCTTCAGGCGCTAGGTATTGGTGGTCAGATTTACGGTGCTCGTGCTGACTTGATTATCCTAGATGACGTTATCACTACTGCCAATGCCCACGAGTGGGAGAAGCAATTAGACTGGCTTCAGAAGGAAGTAATCACCCGTCTGGGTAAAAACGGCAAGTTGCTTATTGTAGGCACCCGTATTAGCGCCGTAGATTTATACCGAGAACTCCGCAATCCAGAACATTGGTCTGGTGGCGCCAGCCCGTTTACACGCCTGGCTATGCCAGCAGCCCTAGAGGTTGACGATGACCCTAAGAAGTGGGTTACTCTCTGGGAGCGCTCAGACCGTCCATGGGATGGCGATGAGGATGCTGTACCAGATGAAGATGGTTACTACCAGAAGTGGGACGGACCAGCACTCTTTGCAAGACGTAGCGAGGTAACAGCCTCAACATGGGCACTAGTTTACCAGCAACAGGACATAGACGATGACGCAATTTTTAATCCAACGATTGTTAACGCCTGTGTTAACCGTATGCGTAAGCCTGGTCCTCTCCGCATGGGAGCGCCTGGACATCCACGGGACGGACAATGGGTCACGCTAATTGGCATGGACCCTGCTATGGCAGGAAAGACTGCGTTAGTTGTCTACGCTGTAGACCGTCAGTCTGGTAAGCGTCTAGTCCTAGATGCCTACAATATGTCAGACCCTACCCCTGGCAAGATTCGTGCAATCATTGAAGACTGGATTAACACCTACCGCCCAGTAGAACTGCGCATTGAAATCAACGCCCACCAGAAGATGTACGAGGTGGACGAAGAGTTCCGCCAGTATCTGGCTAACAAGGGCGTAAGGTTCTCTAGCCACTTCACTGGTAAGAACAAGTGGGACACTGACTTCGGTGTGGCTGCTATGCAAGGCTTGTTTGGTACCATGGGTGGTGCTAAGCACAACCGAGATAATCTCATTGAACTACCAGACCCTCAATACCACGAGGGTATCAAGGCTCTAATCAATCAGTTGATTACTTGGAAGCCTGGAACTCGTAACCCTACAGACGTTGTGATGGCTCTGTGGTTCTGCGAGATTAAAGCCAAAGAAATGATTCAGCACTCAGGAACTCAAATCTACCACGCAACAAGTCGCTTTGTTACTCAGCGCCAGATGGCGCAACAAGCAGTTGTTAATCTTGACGATTTAGCAATGGAACAACACACAACTTATCTTTAAGGATATTCATGGCACTCTCAATGGAACAGGTCGCTGACAAGGTACTTTACCTACGCCAGCGATACTCAGTACGTGACCAGCGTATGGCTGATATCACTGCTGTACGCCGTGGTGACATGGTATCGGTATACCCTGACATGTTCCCTGAGGGCATGACTAAGCCAATGATTGCCAACTTCGTTGACGTTGTTGCTCGTGACTTGGCTGAAGTATTGGCTCCACTGCCATCGTTTAATTGTCAGACACCTGACGTAACATCTGACAGGGCAAAGAAGAACGCTGACTTGCGTTCTATGATTGTCAACAACTACGTTGAATTTTCTGGGTTACAAACCCAGATGTATACAGGCGCAGACTGGTATAACACATATGCCTTCCTGCCGTTTGTTGTAGAGCCTGACTTTGAGGCTCGTATGCCACGCATTCGTGTAGAAAACCCATTGGGTGCTTACCCTGAATATGACCGCTACGGACGATGTGTTTCATATAGCAAGCGTTACCTGAAGTCTATTGGTGAACTTATTGTTGAGTTCCCAGAGTACGAACGCCAAATCCTTGGTGGAAATGACCGCAGAGATATTGACCTCGGCACTCTACTTGATTTGATTCGTTACGAGGACAAAGACCAGGTAGTCCTGTTTCTTCCACAGCGAGGAAACCTTCCCCTGCGCAAGGCAAAGAACATACTTGGTAAACTAAGTGTGCGTATTGCTAAGCGTCCAGGCATTGACACCGAAGACCCACGTGGTCAGTTTGATGATGTCATCTGGGCACAGATTGCTCGTGCTCGCTTTAGCCTTCTTGCCATGGATGCTGCTGAGAAATCAGTTAACGCACCTATGGTTGTTCCACAGGATATGCAAGAGTTTGCATTTGGTCCTGATGCAGTCATGCGTACTGCCAACCCACAGGGTGTTCGCCGTGTTGGTCTAGAGATTCCAATGGGCGCATTCCAAGAACAACAGGTTCTTGAACAAGAAATGCGTATGGGTGCTCGTTACCCAGAAGGTCGCTCAGGTAGCGTCAATGCATCCGTAATTACTGGTTCTGGTGTTCAAGCACTTCTTGGTGGCTTTGATTCCCAAATCAAGGCTGGTCAACAAATCCTTGCAGAAGCACTGCAGGATGTAATGGCTTTAGCCATGGAGATGGACCAAAAGTTATTTGCTGGTGAAAAGTCAACACAGATGACTTACAACGGTGCACCTTACGTTCTTAAGTACAGCCCAGAAAAAGACATCAAGGATGATTACAGCGTAAACGTACGCTACGGTTTGATGTCAGGACTTGACCCATCACGTGCCCTTATCTTTAGCCTTCAGGCACTACAGGCAAACCTAATCTCACAAGAATTTGTAATGCAAGAACTTCCATGGAACGTAAACGTATCCAAGGAAATTGAACGCATTGACATTGAAAAAATGCGTGGTGCACTTATGGGTGCACTAAGCGCAACTTCACAGGCTATCCCACAGATGGCTGCACAAGGTCAAGACCCTTCAGATATCGTAATGAAGATTGCTGAAGTAATTGATGCACGCCGTAATGGTAAGACTGTAGAAGATTCAGTTATGAGTGTATTCAAGAAACCAGAACCAGAACCACAACCAGAACAACAGGCTCCCAATCCTATGGACATGATGGCTGGAATGGGTGGTTTACCACAAGCCGCCCCAGGTGAGGGTGCTCCAGTTGAAGCACAAGGACCCGCAACTATGGGTGGTGCTCCTGTAGAAGCATCCCCTGGGGCAACTCCTCCTCCAGGCGATGCAGCCATGTTACAAGAAGTATTGGCTAGGCTCGGAGGTCAGTAATGACCACCATTATCGCTATACGAGATAGTAAGGGTTTTACCTTTGCTGCTGATGCGCAAGTAACAGATACCGAACGACCATATCAACATAAAAGCATGAAGAAAATTGTTGAGGTCAATGAGTATGTAATGGCTGGTGCTGGTAACTCACGCTGTTGTGACGTTATCTTGTACGGGTGGGAACCACCAAAGTACAACGGTTCAGAACCATACACCTTCATGGTGTCTAAGTTTATCCCTGAGATGCGCAAGCAACATGAAGATGCTGGCATCACAATGAAAGAAGATGAAGATTTTGTATTCCTTGTTGGATTCAAAGACAGAGTATTTCATGTCGCATCTAACTACGCTGTGCTTGAAACAAACACGGGTATTTATGGAATAGGCACTGGTGCGGCTTACGCACTTGGTGCTATTGCGCATGGCGCAACACTGCAAGAAGCAATGAAGATTGCTAAAAAGTTTGATATTAATACTGGTGGTAAAACCCAGATAGTTGAAAGAGGACAATAATGGCTAAAGGTGGATATCGTAAGCCAGGAAACCCTGCTCCTGTATCAGGTCCAGGTGCTCTTTCTCGCCGCACTGACGGTGGACCAATTCAGGGTGCCAAGGAGATTCCAGGCGGCGGAAAGTACGGAGAACGTAAATCGTTAGCAGAAATGCAGTCAGGTGCTCCAATGCAAGGAAATCCAATTCCATCTGCTCCAGCACCATCAGTTCCTGTAACTCCATTAAACGCACCAACTCAACGACCAGACGAAGCAATTACTTCAGGTATGCCATTTGGTCCTGGTAGCAATACACCTCCTCCAGTAGTTGCTGGTATTGACGAAGTTGCTGCACAAGTTCGTGCTGCCTACGCTCTTTACCCTAATGAAGATTTGCACCGCTTAATTATTGCCCTTGAAGAAGAAGGTCGCTAGTGGCAAAAAACCCAAAGCCAATCTTCAAGGAAAAGGGTAGAGTCTTTACTTATGAAGAGTGGTCTCCTGTTGCTGGAAGCAACCCTTTTTATGTTCAAGAATTAAACCAAACAGAACGTATTAATTTAATTCGTGACACTACATCACCTGAAGAATTTCCTCAGCGTCTTTCAAAAATTGCTTCAAAGTTCCCAGGTATGTCTGTTGGCAGTATGGTTGGCATGGCACAATTCGGTGCTGATGCTGAAACAATGAATGCTATTGCTCGTTTAGATTCCTTGTCTCAGCAAAAAGGACTTGCCAATGGAACCGCTCTTAGTGGTGCTAACATGGTTCCTGCTGGTAAAGCAGGATACGATTACTTACAGGCTTTAGGCAAGACAGAAGAAACAGCAACTGAAAAAGATAAGCAGGATGCTTGGTATTTTTCTGGTCTTAAAACAGGAACTCGTTATTTAACTACAGCACTCTACACTCCACTACAACTTGTAACCAATACAGCACGCCAACTTAATGCAGCGTTTGATGTATGGAATGACAAGGGAGAAGCCAAAGGAAAAATTGTTGCTGGAGAAAAGGCTCTTGACTTTTCACAAATTTACAAAGACACATACCTATATCAAAATGTTGTAGAAGATAGGTCACTTGGTGAAGGTTACTTCTGGGGTGGCGAAGCAGTAGAAGAAACTGAGCGCATTGCCGCTCAGATTGCTACTGTTAACGGTAAGGCTTACACACCTGGTCGTGCTATTGAAGGCATGATTGGTATTGACCCTGGCGAGCGTGGCTATGGTGTTATGTCAGGAATTATTGACGGCGCTATATCGCTACGTCTTGACCCACTTCTTATTGCCTCTCGTGCTAAGAGCGCATTAGACCTTGTTAAGTCTCGTGAAAAACTTCAAGAAGGTGCTGCGATTGGAGCACAACTTCGTGATGATGTTCTTGCGGCAGATGCAGAAGCCATCACTGCTGCCAGAAAACAAGCACAGGCTCGTACTCAGGCTGCACGTGACCGTGTTAAGTTAAATGAAACTCAGTACGCTGAACAACATAAGATTCTTATTGAAGAAGCAAGAATCCAGGACAGATTAGTTGCCCAGGGTAAACTTGCTAATGGTGATAGAAAAGTTGCTAACGCACGTAAGCGTGCTGGTCTTGACACTCTTTATGACCAACGTGAACGCCTTATGGCTCAGATTGATGAGTTCAAAACAACACGAGAAATTTTAGTACGTGACGCACAGGAAAGTAAAGTTCTAACTGGCGCAGCAGGTGCAAGGTTTTTACGTGAACAAGTTAAAACTGTTGACGCTCAGATTGATGCAGCACTTGACAAGATTTATGTACAGCGTGACCCAATCGCAACTCAAATTCTTTCACACATTCGTGATGATATTGAATTTAATGCTGACCGTCTTGCACAAATTGAATTAGACCAAGCAGATGTGCTATCACAAAGCAAACTTGTTGACAAGCATCGTGCTGGATTACTAGAGTCAAGCACTGGTTTTCGCACCAACCTTGAAGCAGCAAAGCAATGGTTTACTGAAGGAAATGCTGACGAACTATTCCAGGCTATTGCTGATGAAGATAGTCCAACCGCAATTATAAAATTAGGTAATGGTCGTTGGGGTGCAGAAATATCTGCAGAACTTTCACGTGCTCGTACCATTGATGAAGTTGAACAAGTTTTACTACCACGCATTGGTTTACAAGTTAGACAAGAAGTGCAACGTGGAGTTGTTGCACGTTATGTAGCATCACCAATGAAGGACGTTGTAATGCGTTCTGGTGTAGCCAGAACTATCAACGACAAAATTGGCAAGTCAACAAAGTTTCTTTTTGACTACATGCCAACTGGTAGACCAATTCATCTTCAAGATACCGAAAGTATTGTTGAAGAAACTCGCCGTTGGTTAGTTGCTGCTCGTTGGTCTGATGATGAAATTGCTCCAGTTCTTGACGAACTAATTCTTAGTGATGCGCAAAACTACACCTTACGTCAAGGTATTGTAATTGGTGCCCTAGAAAAAACCAAGAACAGAATTGTTGAAGAGTTTGATTTATCAGACAACATGAAGAATGCACTTCAGCGTGCCGTTACTGCATACAAGAGTGAACTTAGTGGTATGCGTGAATACGGTTCTGAAAGTGCTGGAGATGTATTCCGCAAAACACTGCTTGTTAATGGCGATGAAATTGATTTGTCTGGAAAGCCTACATCCGTTGCGCAGTTAGCCCATGAGATTGTTCTTCCAGATGTATACGCATTGCGTGAACTAACTGGAAATCTTGCTAAGTTATCTCGTTACGTAGATAGCAAGATTGGTAAGGACGCTGACGTTGCAGAGCGTGCTTCATACGCTAGTGCTCGTTTTGCACGTAGCGTTAGCGATGGCTTCCTTCGTCAAATTCTTCTTGTTGGTCGTGGTGCTTACATAGCACGTAACATCATGGAAATGCAGATTCGTTCATTCCTTGCTGGTGGACAAAACATTTTTACTAATCCAATTGCAACTGTTGGAATTATGATGTCTAACAAAACAATTGCATCTAAGATGTCTGCACTTGCAGCAAAGTCTGACCCGTACACAGTTGATGTAACTGGTCGTAGATTCTTAGAGCAAGATGTTAATGACTATGTTGGTCAAGATATTTTTGATTCTTTCATTCACAGCATGACATCACGTGGATACTCCAGCGATGGTCGTGCAGTGCGTGGCGCAGTGCGCAGTGGAGAGTTTGGTTTACTTCCATTTAACGGAACAAACAGTCCAGAGTACGCAGAAGCATTAGCCTACCGTTTGTTAGCACATCGTGCTGACCCATTAAAGCGTGCAATCATAGAAAAGAAACTTCCAGAAAAATACCAAAATCTTGTTGCTACAGGAAAGATGCCATTTGAGGATGCATTTATTCAGGCTGTGCGTGATGGTGTATGGAAAGACCAAATAGATATCCTAACTAAGTCTGTTCCAGAAATTCAGCGAGTACTAAGTACTACTGAAGGTATGCGAATGTTCTTTTTTAACTGGGAAAATTCTTACAGAAGCCAAGTATTGACTGACACTCTTGGCAACACACAGTGGCAGAAGTTTATTTATAGTGGTGTGCTTACTGAGCCTAAGGTAAGGCGTGTAACAAACAAAGAAACTGGCGAAGTTCAGGAAATCATTGAAGAAAAAGTAATCTTCCAACTTGGACCAGACCTAAGAAAGAACGTTGAGGGTCTTCGTGCTGTTATCCGCCGTCAACTTAATGACGAAAACAGTGTTGAGCACGCAAATGCGCTAAAACTTGAAATACCTTCTATAACTAAAAACGTAGTTGACCCAAATAAGTACAAGCAATTTGCTGATTGGTTCTTCCGTATAGCAGCCAAGGCTGAAACTCGTACAGTTTATGGACCAGAGTACCGCATTGCCTATTGGAATGCTGTTGCTGACCTAGCACCATTGATGTCAAAAGAAGTTGCACAGAATTTACTTAACGGTGCTGTTGATATTAAAAGAACACGTGTTGCAGTTGAGCAAGCAGACGGAACTGTTGTTTATGAAAAGTGGACAAAGCGCAATCCTGCATTTGCTGAGATTGAAAAGGCTGCTCGCAATGGAGACGGTCCACTAACTGCTAAAGAGATAGATGATTACGCACGTGACAAGGCTTCAAAGAACCTTGCCAGCCTATTTTATGATGCAACCCAGAAGAAGAACATTGCTTATGCAATGCAGTTAGTTATTCCTTTTGCTAATGCATGGGCTAACACCATCTACAAGTGGGGAGAACTAGCATCTTCACCAACACGCCTAGGCACTCGTGTACTTCCTGCAATCCGTTTGTTTGAAACGCTGCAATCTAAAGAGTCATCAGTTATATATGACGTAACTGGTACAAACCACGACCCTAACCAAGGATTTATCCACGAAAATATGTATGGTGACAAGGTATTTACTTTGCCATTAACTGGATACCTACGTACAGCGTTTGGTTTGTTCGGAGACCCACAGGCTGGCGATATCACTATGCCTATTACGTCTTTAAACCTTGTTGCTGCTGGTGCATCTATTCCTGGTACTGAAATTGGTTTAACTCCAGGCATTGGTACACAATGGAACCTTACATACAGTTTCTTGCCTAGTTCATGGAAAGAATCTGTACCACCAGTTATTGCAGATATGATTGCTCCTTACGGTGATAAGCGTGGCAACGTACTTGCACCTTTACCTGCATGGTTACAGAAAGTAATCAGTGGTGGTGCTAATACTGAAGAAGCAATGAAGAAGTTCCTTAAGCCAATCATGGCTTATGAAGCAACATCTAATCCAAAGTATCGTGCGCTGTATGATGGTACACCATTAAGCATTGAAGAACGTTCCGCACTGCAAGAAGAACTAGCATCTACTGCTATGGAACAGTCACGCTGGCAATACTTCATGCAGGGCTTATTGCAGAACATGCTTCCAGGTACACCTGTATTTGAATACTATGCACAAAACGAGAATGGTGATACCTTCTTCCAGTGGCAGATGGCTCAGGCATTCAACAGTCTAGTAGATGTTTATGATGGAAACTACGAATTAGCATACGCTGAATACGGCACTGTGTTTGGAAGACAAGCACTAATGACTGCAATGAGTGCGTCAGAAGGTGCAATTTTTGCTGATGATAGAGCATGGCAGTTTGCAACATCTAATCCAGAAGCGTTTAAAGCATACAGTGAAGTGATTCCATTCTTCTTTACAGGTAGCGAGTTCTCTACAGAGTACAAGCGAGCCATGGAACGCCGTGGATTTGGCAAGAGACTATCAGCAAAAGAACTTCTTTCAGAAGCAGATAGCCTAAGCATATCAGCCGTTAAGGGTCAGTTAGCCATTGAGGCTGCACGCAATGGTTATGGTTCTGACTGGATTGACCAACAGATGAAGACATACAAGATGGATGTACTTCAGGGATACGAACCAGAAGTAACTATCAGTACAAACAAGTTGGCGCAAAGAATACTTAAGATTGAAAGTGCGCTACAACGTCCTGAGTTTGCTGGTACACCAGCAGGTTCGGCAGCAGTTAAGTATTCACAAGCACGTGCGGAAGCATTAAAGGTAGCACAGATACGCTATCCAGACCGCAAGGCTGCATCACTAGATGGTGAAGACAATGCTGACCTTAGATATCAACTAGAAGGATTAGGACAACAGTTGTCTCAGAACAATCCAGACTTTGCAAACCTGTATCAAAGAGTTTACTTACGAGAGTTAAGGAAGGACTAACATGGCTACCGATGACCGCATTGCAGCAAAAGCACCAGTTAGTGTTGCCATTGCTCGTGCAAATGACACCGAAACGTTTCGTCTTACAAAGACCAGAACTGGTACAAGTCGCATTCCTATCAACTATCAGGACCCATCAAGCGAAGCAGCAAATGAATTTGCTAACACACCAGAAGGTACCACACTAGCAGCAAAGCAAAAGCAACTATACGATGCTGGCTTCTATGATTCTAATGACGTAATCTTTTACGGAAGACGTAGTGCATCTGATGCTAAAGCATTGGGTCGTGCTATGGAAGAAGCAAATGCACGTGGTGAAACTTGGCAATCTGCTGCAGACTTCCGCACATCAATGAACTATGCTGGTCTTAAGCAAGCAAATGCTGCTGGAACTTCAGGCGGCGGTGGCGGTAAGTCCGTTAAGACTGCAGGTCAGTTACAGATTACTGGTCCTAAGACTGCACGTTCAACCTTTGATGCGTTAACACGTAAGTACACAGGTGGCAAGGGTGTAGATGCAGACTTTGAAGATGCCTACGCTAAGTTAGTTAAAGCACAAACTGCTGCTCCAATTAAGTACGGAACCCAAAAGATTAAGGGCAAGTACTACACCGTACAGATTACAGATGGTGTACAGGCTGAAGAATTTCTTGAGCAATACTTGTTTAACAAGATTAACTTTGGTTCAGATGAAATTGGTGGTGCTATTGGCGAAGGTCTAAGCACAATTAAAGAACTGTCAAAGCAATACGATATATCAGTTCCAACTTCAGAACGTGGACAGTTTGCCAAAGGTTTACTTGATGGTTCAATAACTGCAGTAGATATTAAAAAGACATTGGCAGAACGAGCAAAGTCAAAGTATAAAGTTCTTGCAGATAGAATTAATGAAAACGTATCTGTATTTGATTTGGCTAGTGACTATATTTCAGCCAAGGCTAATACCTTAGAACTTGACGCAGATGCATTAAGTATCGGAGATGTATCTGAAGCATTCTCTGGTGACAAGTTAATGAATATGTCTGAGTTTGTTATGGCTCAAAAGAAAGACCCACGTTACCAATACACGGGACAGGCTCGCAATGATGCCGCATCTTTCGCAACTAATCTTGCCGCTGTTTTTAGGACTGGTGCTTAATGGCTTTATCCGCCTCACAGGTATATGCAACTATATTCCAAAGTTTAACTGGCATTAATGCTGCAGAAGAGCCATGGGTAAATGACCTATTCGGTGTAGCAAAAGAATACATTGATGCAGGAACATTCCGTTCAGATGATGCATTATTGTTTGATGTTATCTTATCTGATGCGAAAGCACCTCAAGCATACAAGGACCGCTTCAAGGCTATTACTGATTTAAGAGCACGTAACTCTTCGTTTGTTCCTACCGTTACAGAATACATTGCAATGGAAAGAAAATACAGAGACGTATTTAGTGCAGTTGGTCTAAGCGAACTTGGAAGTAAAGAACAGATATCACAGTTTATATCCAATGAAGTATCTGCAGATGAAATGTCAGACCGCATTAACAAAGCATTCGTTGCTATTGATACTGCAGATGATTTAACTAAGAGTGTTCTTTCTGAAAGATTCCCTGGACTTACACGTCAAGATGTAGCCAAAGGATTACTACTTGGCAAAGAATCAACCTACGAAATCACCAAGAAGATTGAGGGTGCAAAGGTTGCAACTGAAGCACGCCGTGCTGGTCTAGGACCAGTGGCATCTGAGCAGGATATTGCAGCCCAAGGATTTAACCAGCAGGAACTTCGCAAAGGATTCCAGACAGTGGCTCAACAACAGTCTGGCTTACAGCAAGCATCACGCAGGTTTGGTCAAGAGCCAGTGTCACAGCAAGAAGTTGTTGGTGATATTTTTGGCACACAAACCTCTGGAAAACTTAAAGGTCTTCGTTCGCAAAGTCGTGCAGAATTTGGTGGCACTACTGGTATTACCAGTGGCTCACTAGGTCGCAAGAAACAAGCATAAAACTCTTGGTGGATTGACCGCCCCCACCAAGTAAAAGAGCGGTAGTACATACCAACCTACATACCCCTGTGTAGGAGTGAGACATGTACGACAACAACTAATGTAAGGGAGATAGTTGCGATGAGCAACAATAATCAAGACTGGTTAGACGATGATGAGTTTGACTTTGAAGAGGAAACTCAACCACGTTCAAGTGACGATGTACTTAAGAAAGTACGTAGAGCAGAACGTGCAAAGGATAAGCAAGTCAAAGAGTTGCAAGCCGAACTGGAAGCATTGCGCAAGTTCCAACGGGAAGCAACAATTAGCCAAGTCTTGGCGGAGAAAGGTGTCAACCCAAAGGTTGCCAAATTCATTCCAGCAGATATTGAAATGTCCTCGGACAGCATCAGTAACTGGCTGACTGACAATGGTGAACTATTTGGTGTTGCTGCACCTGTACAACAATCAGCAGAACAAAGTGAAAACTACGCTGCTTTGCGTCAAATAGATGCAGTAACATCTGGGGCTATTTCTCCAGATGATGTTAATGATGCATTCAACATCATGAATAACGCTGGCTCTGCAGAGGAATTACTTAACTTCCTTTACAGCCAAGGCGTTGAATAATCGCAAATCAATCTAACCCCTAAGGAAATATATTATGCCGAATACAGGCTTATCAGGTGGTAGTGCCGCAACTAACGGTGGTCTTGGTGGTGGCGCTTACGCTTCCGCTAACAACGTTGGTGCTTTCACTCCATCAAACGCCGCAGGTCTAGTTCAGAAGGCTTACGACCGCCTTGTTGAATTTGAACTGCGTGCAACCCCACTCATCCGCTCCGTAGCGGACAAGAAGCCAGCACGTCAGGCAATGCCTGGTTCAAGTGTTGCGCTACAAATCTACAACGACCTTGCTGTTGCTAAGACTGCTTTGTCGGAAGATGTAGACCCAACAGCAGTTGCTCTTGCTACTCCAGACATCGTAACCGTAACTCTAAACGAGTACGGTAACGCAACTGTAGTAACTCGCAAGTTGCAGTTGATGTCTCTTGCAGACGTTGACCCAGCAGTTGCTAACATCCTTGCATTCAACATGGCTGATTCCATTGATGAACTAGCACAGGATGCACTACTTGCAGGTACTAACGTACTTTACGCAACTGGTGGAACCACAACCGCAACAACAACCTCAGGTATCACTGCAGATGACACAATCACTGCTGCTGACATCCGTCGTGCAGTTGCAAAGTTGCGCACTAACAAGGCTTCAGGACGTAAGGGTTCACTTTACTGGTGTGGTATTCACCCAGAAGTTTCCCACGACCTTCGTGCCGAAACTGGTGCAGCATCTTGGCGTAACCCACACGAGTACCAGAGCAATGATGCAATCTGGGCTGGCGAAATTGGTCAGTTTGAAGGTGCATACTTCATTGAGTCTCCTCGTCTACGCAAGGCTGCAAATGGTGCAGATAGTATCAACACCTACGCAACCTTCCTATGTGGACAGCAAGCACTTGCTGAGGCTGTTGCCGAAGAACCACACGTGGTTATTGGTCCAGTCGTTGACAAGTTGATGCGTCAGCGTCCAATCGGTTGGTACGGTGTTCTAGGACACGCAGTATACCGCAATGAGGCACTGTTCCGCATTGAGTCTGCTTCAAGCATTGCTTAATTAGCGACACTAATCTCATCCCCAGGTCACATAGCGGTCCTGGGGGTGGGGTTATGTTTCTAACATAGAAGGAAAACATAATGGCTTATCTATTCGCACCACCCACAGTGGACCAGGGACCAGCAGGTGGAAACTGGTTGTTCTGGCGATACACACTAAAGCGTGGGATTACCGTCTACAAGATTGGTAACGATTGGTACGAAGAGCAGTACCCTTGGCAAGATGATTTAGAACAAGCCAGTGTTGTCTACCTTGGTGGACACGAATACACCGTAACGGAAGAAGAAAAAGATGACCTTGAAGCGGCTGGCTATGAGGTGTCTACGGTATGACACTGATAGAATCATTGACAGTTGTATCGTTAAGTATAGGTATTATAGCCGCATTGGGTAAGTGGTTAATAGTTAAACCACTACAGACTTTTATTAAAGAACAGACATATCCTATCCAGCCCACGGCTAATGGTGGTCGTAGTCTTCCAGACATTGCCCGTGCAGTGGACAGGATTGAAAAGCGTTTAGATGAGCACATTACATTACATCTTAAGGATGAACTATGAGTGGTAAGTACAACATTGTAGCCGAACAGGGTGCTACCTTTAATCTTAACTTTCGTGTTGAGACAGACGGTACTGCTTGGGATTTGTCTGACTACACATTTGCTATGCAGGTTCGCCGTTCTACATCCTCAAGCACAACTCTACTTAATATTACCTCAGCAACAATGACAGCCATAGGTCAAGTATCTGTAACTGTTTCTGCTACCACCATGTCTAATGTACCTGCTGGTCGTTGGGTATACGACATTGAACTTACCTCATCTGGTGATGAAGTTACACGCATCTTGGAGGGTCGCTTTATTGTATCGCCACAGGTGACACAATAATGTCAGACTTTACTATTATCATTGAGGAAGAAGTTGTATCAACTACTGTCACTATTGAAGAGACAGTTACTGACATTATTCTTGGTGAAGAAGTTACACAAGAAACTGTTGTCATTGTTGACAACCAGCAAGGTCCACAAGGAACTAAAGGCGTTACAGGACCAACAGGTCCACAAGGTGTTACGGG